CACGGAAACCTTTAGCATAACCACAAGCGTCTGCAAGTGCCTCTGGTTTCTTCATCACAGCAGAGGCGTTTTGACGTAAGGTTAGGTTAAGTAAAACAAGACTAAGCTTCTTGCCAGTAGGGGTGGATAGAAAGCCAGTCCACGCCTTCTCATCCTCATCCTCCCACTTGGGTTCGTTGACCCATTCCTGATCTCTGATAAACGCCAGTATTGCTTTTAGTTTTTTCATAGCTTTATTGCCCAGGAATCGCCTTGGAATAAGACTGCTTCCTTATCCTTAAATACCTCAACCAACGCCTGTTGCACAGACTTAAAACTCCAATCATGCCCAGCCATTACCCCGCCAGCCCTAAGCTTGGCTTTCCAGCCATTTAAGTCTGCCAGTACGCCTTCGTAGCGGTGATCTCCGTCTATGTAGATAAAGTCTAGCTCGCCATCCTTGAAGAATTGGAGCGCGTCTAGGCTTTTGCCCCTAGTATATAAAACATTACCAAGTGGAGTTGTGCGCTCTTGAAATGCTTCAAAGACAAACTTCATCGGGCATTGCTGGCTTGCCCTATCGTTAATGTCGTAGCCGTTCAACCAAGGATCAATCGCCATAACCTCCTTGAAATGTTTAGCAATAACCACCGTACCTTCCCCGCTGTAAGCCCCAATCTCAACCGCCTTACCATTCGCACCTGCCTCATTCGCCCACTCACACAGTTTTGCCAAGCCTTCCGCTTGGAAGGCATCTCGCATTACTGGTACTTTCAACCCGCCATCGGTGCTGGTGCTTGGCCTTGCATCGCTTCTGGAGGCAGTTGTTGCCCCTGCTGTTGCACTTGAGCCTTTCCTGCATCACGAAGCTGTTTCTGGATAGCGCGGGATGTGTTGGGGTCAACCTGTTCCAAGGCTGCCAAGTGCTGTTGTAAATGTGCCATCAGAACTTGCATTGCACTCTGATCGACCTGTTGCTGCCTTGCTTGAGCCGCTTGGTTAAACGCGAAGAGAACGGATATATGCGCTTTGTGATCATCGCTAGGCTTGATGGCGACAGGGAATCCAGTTGCAAGCATGGTCGCAATTTCAGTCGCTTGATCCTCAGCTTGATCGCCAGAGGCTGCGTTAGGATCTTGGAAGAGTCTACGGACCAGCGAGGGATCGTCTTGTTCAAGCACTGATTTAACCAGTTCGCCTTGATTCACGAAAGGATTATTTTGGAACATCTGCATCCGCGCCACAGACTTCTGCAAAGCAAATTGGCGGTTAATAAAGTCCAGTCCACCCTTCGGCTCAATCGAATACTCATCGTGAATGCCTTCTGGTGGCATCGAGCCTGTCTCCTCCGCATACCGATACATCAAGTCTTTCTTGTTGTACTGCGTGTAAAGCGACCAACACTGTTTGAAGAGATGGGATAGTCCCATCCTGAACATACGATTGCGCAAATCACCAGACGCTGCTGCCTGCGACTGCAAGGCTTGAATCTCGGTGGCAGTCTTGCGATCTGATACTTGGTACTGCGAGCCTGCGCCAAAGTCTGGATTGCCCATCCGTTGTTCGGAAAGCAAGCGCTCTTCGAGCATCAGTTTCTGGAAGTCAAATGGAGGCTGGCTAAACTGAACAGGTTTTAAGCCTTGGGGCAGGATCTGCCCAGGCTGCATCTTCAGGTTTGATGTGTTTAGCGAGATCGGATTCTGTGCTTCAAAAACGGGTCGGTTGGCCAGTTCCACGTAGTCGGAGAGGGAGTTCTTGAGCTTATTTAGCAGGTTCTCATTCGGGAGAAGTATCTCTGCTACGCCTCTCGGACTGTACCAACCGCCCCCTGTAACCTCATAGGGGAAATCTACGAAAGGTGGTTCGCCGTGGCGGTAAGGCAATGTGAAAGGTTTGCGTACATCTTCGGTTACAACAAGCGGGCTATAAGTTTCGACTTTCCATCCATCCTCGGACGGAGTGTACATCTCCCAAAGGATAATACGGTCGTTCTCAGCTTCCTGAGTAATTCCTTCGCGCCTGTAAATCTCGTCTTGAATCTCACTTCGTAAGCCCACCGATTTGGAGGGTTTACCAGAAATTGTTTTGATAAAGTTCTCATCCTGCTTGTACAAGGGATTTGCCTTATAGGAATCGACACTGGTTGAGATGATGTGAACAATGAAATCTGCATCTTTGAACTCCTTAGTATAGGAAGGAACGATGATATGGAAAGGGTCAATTGCTTCAAACTCAATTCGCTTCTTGTCCTCGTTCCAGATTACCTTCGACACGCCACGCCCATAGAGAAGTAGGTTGTCGATTACCGAAACAATCTCTTTCTGAAAATTGGTGCGCTCGCGCATATTGTAGTCAAACCAACGCTCGGCTGATACGGTAAGCGGGGTTAGCTGCTGGCGCATCGGTACGAAGCTGGAAAGAATGTCGTTGCCAATTGCGCTGTTGACGAAGGAAGGTTTCAGCTTCTCAATGGCTGTGTCAATTAGCTGAACGTGCAGATCGGCGGCTGTGGGCCAAGGCTTGACCTTACGGCGCACACCAAAGTAGCGAGCTTGGTAAAACAACCGCTGGCGGTTCTCCCAAGTCTCACGCTGGTTAAGTGCGTCAATGATCCTTGTGTAATAATCTGTACGGCGAGTATCTTTAGCGTTCATTTGTTGCGCTCTACTTTAAGTTCGTAAGAAAGATCGTTGACTGCATTCAAAGCTTTCCTTGCCCACTCTCGTGTGCCAGGTGTGCCTCTGCGAATCTCGTTATAGTTTTGGTCTTTCATTAACTCCTCAACTATTCCCGTTGTGTTTGTCACTGGTGTCGTTGTTGTGCAACCACCAAGAATCACCGCGCAGATCGCTGTCAATAGCATCACGGTTCTTGCGCCAATCGCCTTCGAGGCTTTGTGTTCGCTTCTCTTTCCACCCTGGAATGATGCGAAACACGGCTGCGATGATCTCAAGGATTGCACGCAGCACAAATAAACTTATTTGATATTCAGCCCGACTGTCTTTAGGAAGCTAACGATCTTTTCCAAGAATGAATCGTCAGCGGGGGTCGGTGTGAGCTTAACAATGATGCGAGCAGCAAGAACGATGCCACCAACAGCGGCTACGATTTCTTGCCAATTAGCGGTAATCCAGTTCCATATATTCATAGTGTTTATCCTCCTGGGTCAAATCCAGCCATGACGGGGTCGTGTGCCACCATCATTTCTTGAAGTGACTTCCAAGTTGGACGCTCTATCTGAAATGTCAAGTCAAGACCGCTATTTGAGCTACTGAGGCACAAGGCCAGTGCGTCAGCCCTATCGGGTGAGGCTATGCCTCTGGCGCGCATTGAGTCTTTAGACTCCACGCCAAGCTTGCCCTTGCTATTGGTGATTGTACGCCTGCAAGTCAATTGCGCCGTCAAGTCCTCATCCTCTGGCAGTATGATCTCAGCATCCTCAATCTTCTTTGCCATGTTGTACCACATCTCAGCCGATCTGTTGGTATACGCATTGTTGTCATACGCCGTAGCCCCAAAGTTTACCCTATTGACTACCCAACCAGACTCAGCCAAGGCATCGCACATAACCATCCCCATCCCGCTTGCGTCAGCGTAGATGTTGCCTGCTTCCAGCCCAGCTTTCTTAAACTCAACTATAAACCTACCTACGGCTGCCATCGTGTCTTTCTCACGCCAAGCAATCATGGGTAGGATCTTGTTGCCGTCACTTATGCAGATCACGTTCTGATCGCCACCCGCTGCAAAGTCCACGCCAGCTATGCGTACGCCTGGTCTGAATCGGGGTGGGGTGTTGTGGCAGTTTTGTAGCTGGGTGAGGTTGATAACCAAGCTTTCTGCGCCTATGTCGACAAACTCGCCGTAGATCATAGAACGGGTCAGCGGGTGCTTCTCGCCGTAACGCTGGGTTACTTCGTCAATTTGAGCTTGCGTGATGTGGGGGCAGTCAAAGGCTGTGACAGCGTGCTTGCTCCACATATTCGCCTCCTTGGTAAAGGCGCGGTAGAACGCACCGCTAGTCCCGCCTGGGCTGGATGCAATCAGCAGGCGGGTTGGTTGACATCGGCTGATAGCCTCAAACAGCGGGTCGGCTACGGTCTTGGCTTCGTCCACCACCATCAGCAATGGATGGCATTCGTGGTCTTCGGCGTGCCAGCCTTCAGCACGCCCAGGGTCAGTCGCTGAATAGCCGATAATGCGACTCGTATTTCCGTTGGGGTGCAGGTAGCGGATCTCGCCAGATGTGACCTCCCACGCGCCACCCAGCTTGGCAATGTGATTGCGAAGGCTAGGCCAGAGTTGGCTTTCGACTTGGCGGAAAACGCCTGCCGTGGTTACAGCGATTGAGCGCGGGTAAACTAGCGCGTGCCATATCAAAATAGATGAAATGACGGTGCTGGTCTTGCCAGAGCCGTTGGCTGCACGCAAAGCTACGCGACAGTCTCTTGGCTCTAAATCACGCAATACTTTCTTTTGCCAGTCATACAGATTGATGCCAAGGACGTTAGAGGCGAAAGCGGAGGGTTTGGCAAGGTCTTCTAGTATCTCCTCTTGCGTGCGTTTTGGAGGCTTTGGCATTGGTGATGTTTAAAACCTCTTTTTGTTTTGAGCTACAATAATTTGGGGGGGTATATGCGTATTAAATGGGGGCTGGGGGAGTGGCGGGTGGCGGGGTGGTGGGCGGATACTTTGCGAGAGACTCTGCTCTAGGTTTGCGAAGTTTCATTCGCTTGTGACGAGGCTTTGGAGTTTTTGCTTGTGCATCTTGTTGTTGTTCAACAGAGTTGGTCTTGTTGATACAATACTTATTATTCGACAAATGGTTTTCTGGTTTGGTAGTAACTGGTTGTATATCAATGTAGTTATGACTGCTTTCAATTTGTCGCTTTTCTGAACTCGCTGTTATTTTCTTCCTCCCCGCTATGCCCGCAAGAAGTGAGGCCAAGTTTCCGCTGATGCCGTGGGTGACATCTTGCGTAACATTCAGGCGGGCAGAGGGTTGTGCCCAATTATACCCACGCTCAAGTATCCATGCTTTCGCTTGCCATGATTTCTCCCCTGCAAGCTGAACATCCCGCAGTAGAGACAACTCATGCTTTTTGCGAGCCGTCTCCACTCTCTTGCCAAAATCAGGCTTTCGTTGCGCCCAGGTTCGAATCGTCGAGGGATTAACACCCACCAACGCGCCCGCCTTTTCGAGTGTGAATCCACTCCCACAAGCTGCAACAATTTCATCCGCTATCTTATCTGAAAATATCTCGCGCCCATTCTTAGCCTTTTCGATCGCGCTAGGAGCTGCGCTGTTTTCATCCATGTTTCATCCTACCATAAAATATATTAAAATAAAACTTGACCTATCCAAGCGGATGGCATAGCTTGTCGATATGCAAACGAAACACACAGCAGAAAACACCGAAGCGAGCGCGGTTTTAGACGCTCGTACCTATGGCAATACTAGGGATCTTATTTTAAAAAATCCCCATGTTTCAAGAAATTATCGAAAGATAATTGAGCTACTTGACGAGGTAGATGTCGTTAGGGCATTGCATATTTTAGATGTTACCACGAATCTTTTCAGAACGAAGTTTGAAGAGATTAAAAAGGAGTATGCAAATGATTGACCTAGCAATAACAATCCTATTCCTCTCGCCGTGCATTCTATTCATGGCGCTAGGATATTTTGGCAAAAACTAAAAAAGAAAAGGAAAGCACACACTATGCAAAACGAAGAAACGAATCGGATAGTTGAGAAAATTGTGGAAGCACTAGGCAAGGGCGAGATACCTTGGCGCAAACCTTGGCGCAGTGTTGCCGCTCATAATGCAATCAGCGGCAGCGAATATAGGGGAGTCAATGCGCTGGTATTAAACTTGGCGAGCCATTATCCTGACCCGCGCTTCTTAACCTACAAACAAGCCGCCGCACTTGGCGCGCAAGTTAAGAAGGGCGAGAAGGGTTGGCCAGTCATATTCTACTCTACAATCAAAAAGAGTGGAGAGAGTGAAGGAGGAGAAAGCACGGGAAGCGAAAAGGCAAAAACTTTTCGATTCATGAAGCACTATACCGTGTTCAATGCTTCCCAATGCGATGGCATGCCCGCGCGAGAGGAAGCCGCCGCACCAGTAGCGCAAATCATAGAGGCTGATGAGATAGTTAAACGCATGCCGCGCGCGCCCAAGATTGTGGACGGTTCGCGCGCTTGCTATATCCCTAGCCAAGACATCGTCAATATGCCGCCAAAAACGGCACATTGGACCAGCGCAAGCGCATACTATGATACCATGTTTCATGAATTGACGCATGCAACAGGCCACGAGTCGCGACTAGAGCGTGATTTGGGCGGAAACTTTGGAAGTGAGAAGTATGCGAAGGAGGAGCTAGTGGCAGAGATTGGAGCGCAATTCCTTTGTCAGTCATCGGGCATCAATCGCGCTGAAGTTGAGGAAAACGCAGTCGCATACTGCCAAAACTGGTCGAAGGTCCTGAAGAATGACCCCAAGATGATATTCTATGCAGCCGCCAAGGCGCAAGCGGCTCATGATTTCATTATGGGAAAGGAGAAAGCTTGAAAACTTACCTAGTGGAAGTTTTCGACAATAAAGACCAATATGGCGGCGGCATGCCTTGCCTACAATTTGAGGCTACATGTAGGCGGGAAGCATACGAAACTATATTTGAAAGCTTGGGAATCAATATAAACATGAGGGAAGAAAATATATGAGCCAGTGTTTTATAGTCATAGATTGCGCTGGAAGGTATCAGGCGCGCTTTTCATCATACGATGGCGCAATCCGATGGATTAAGCAGGAAGGACTAGATGGGGCAATCATTGTGAAGGACAAGTGGAGATGAGCGCACAACTCT